TATATGTACCTATAATTTTCTTCTGAAAAGTCTGGTTTATGCTCTTTAATTATTTCCTCTGTATCACGAATTAAATTTAAATATTCCTCTTTACTTAAATAAAATCTCAAAACAAATAATAAACAAAACATATCTCCTTTAGAGAGTTCATCACTAGTAACATTAATTCTATTTTCTCTATTATAAGCATTTATATATTTCGAAATATTAGGAGGTCCAATTTGTAAATCAAATAATCTTTCTTCATGTGCACATACATTTCTATATGTCTTTATAAAATGTATTAAAGTAGTTAAATCTTTTTTATTTAATGAAATGTGTCTATTTCTACTACGTTTATACCTATCTTTAAAAACCTTAGCAATATCATCAGCTAAATCATTGTCTAGAGCTTTGTAGAAGTAATAAATATTTCCTATAGTTAAATAATTGACTAACACCCATAAAGGAACTCCTTGATGATTTTTTAAATAATGTTCAATAGAATTTAATGTTTGATTGTTTGAAAAAGATTCTTTTTTGATATTTCTTTTTATAACTCCACTCAAATTAGCAATAACTGAAACTTTATCGATGATTTTTTCATTATCAGAAGAATAATTTTGGATATCTAAATAAGAATTTTGTTCTGGAAATTTTTCGCAAAACTTATAAGATATAGCAGATTTTAAATGAGTTTCTAACAATAATAAGTATTCAAGAATTAGTGAACGTAATCGTCTATCCATCACATATAAAGAATATATTTCATCGAAAGATTTATTATCTTCAAATTCTTCTGGGATTTTATTGAGTTTATTTGGTGTTTTTTTTAAAAAAGGATCTTTATATCCATTTATCACATTATAATAATTTTCTTTCTCTAGTACTCTCATGACTTTCGAGCCTTCGCCATCTTTGGAAATAGTCAATCCACGATCTCTCAAAATTCTTAGTTGTTGTCTGTGAGTTTTGAACGGTTTCATATATATATACCTTCTTTTTATATAGGAATAGCTCAATACCTATAAGATATTGAGCCACTCTACTGATAATGTTTAAAAATCGAAAAGTTATTCTAAAGCGAATAACCATCTTTACCTCGAAATAAATTATAATACATTTTCATTGGAAAAGGAAGTCGTTCCTACTAATTTTTAAAATTTACTTTATTTAATTTATTCATCATATCTTTTGCCATCCGATCAGTTACGTGTGTGTATATCTCTAGGGTAGTTTTATAGTCTGAGTGTCCTACACGCTCTTGTATAGCTTTTAGGTTAATCCCTAATTGTGCAAGTGTGGATATATGCGTGTGACGTAATGTGTGCGTTGTAACACGTTTCTTTATTGAACTAATCTCAGTAGCTTCTTTAATAATGCTATTTACTTTGTTTAAGTCTATAGGGCTACCAGCTGTATTTGTAAATATGTACCCTCTATCAATAAAATCTTCATTCCACTGGTTTTCTTTCTTATTATCCAAAATAAGTGTTTTAAGTAAGTTGATACTTTGGGTAGTGAGTCCGATGGTTCTATAACTTTTACTTGTTTTAGTAGTTTCTTTTACTCCGAATGCTCCCGTTTCTTTATCAGTTACCCAATTAATTGTACCGTCGATATCTAGAGTTTTATCTTCATAGTTTATATTGTCTGATTTAATAGCAAGTAGCTCGCCGATACGCATGCCATTGGCAATTTGAAACTGTACTATAGCTTTAACCATGTTGTAGTTACGTTTACGAGATGAATGGTTTTTATGCTTAATTAGATAGTCGAAACAATCTAACAACTCTTTAACTTCACTATCTTCTAAATAATTGTTTCGTTTAGCTTGTAGCTCATCTCTAGTTTTAGCTTTTTTAGGGATATCAATTTTATCTAGTACACTTATATCTTGTAGATCATAGTATTTAAACGCATATTTGAACACAGAACGAATAATGATAACTAGTGATTGAACATGACCTTTACTATGTAATTTAGCCCACTCGTTAATAATATCTTGTAGGTATGTATGTGTAATGTTGTTTATCAGCACTTCTTTATCAATAGCATTTTTAACTGTGTTTGTATTGCTAATCTTTTCTTTGATTGTTGTAGCCTTTGAACCAGAATGATTTTTATAATACTCTAACCACTCATCACATGCAGCATGGAAAGTTAGTGACTTAAGTGTAGTAGGTGTCTTATCATTTAGCTTAGCCTTTATACGCTCATTTAAGCGCTTTTGAGCCTCTTTTTGTGACTGCTTACCATTCTTATTAAGTACCACGCTAACACGTCGCCATTTGTTTGTGAGTGGGTCTTTATACTTCTCATAGAAACGGTACTGTGTTTGATTATGCTTATTAGTGAATTGCTCATGCCACATTTGTCATCCCTCCTTAAAATATAAAATAAATAGGGTAGGCGTACTACCCTAAAAATAGTTTGTTATCATTTAGATTGATCATTGTTGTTGGTGCCTTGTTGGGCGTCACCTTCAGTTTCAGTGTTTTTTTGAGTGTCCTCTTCTGCTGTTTGTTGTTCGTTTTTATCACTATTCTGTTGACTGTTAGTTTCTGAAGCCTTCTGACCGTTGTTAGAATTCTGTTGATTACTTTGTTGTTTATTCTTTTCTGCTAATTCTTTTAACCTCTGTTGTCTTTCTTCTTCATTTTTCTTCAACATACTTTTGTATTCTTCCATTTGTTGCTTATTTGCAAGATTATTAGCTCCTATTTTTTCGCCAGTTTCTCTATTAATGATTACTTCGAATGGCATAGGCGTTGAAATTCCATTGTAATAATATTTTACATGATACTCATCTTGGTTAGTTCTGTCTTTATCTATATGGAAAGAATTCCAATCAATGTTTTGAACATCAATTACATCTCCACCAGGAAAGTCTTTAGCTTGTTCAATTGCTGCAGCTTCCCCTATATCATTTGCGCTGTTATCCGTAGAGGTATTAGTTTCATTGTCTTGATTGTTAGTGTTAGCTGTTTGCTCATTTGACTCTACATTATCTTTTTGGTTTGTGTTATTTGAAGAGGTATTATTATTTGCACTTGTTTCGTTTTCTGAATTATTCTTCTGTGAATCATTATTGGTTTTTTCTTCTGTTTTGTTGTCTGATTTGTTATTAGATTCTTTATCTGAAGAATTATCGTTATTGCATGCTCCTAAAACTAATGTCCCAGTTAATAGAAAGATTAAAAATTTCTTCACTTTAAAATACTCCTTTAAATAATAATTGTTTTGTGAAAATACTCAATGAATTATTGCACATACTGAGATTTTCCATTCCACATTCCCCCGTTGTTATATATTATTCATCTTATTCAAGCGTCTTATTTAAAGACTTTTTATATTTGGTGAATATAGAATCATCTATTTCGCCATTCATTTGTAATAAATAATTATTTTTAGAATAAGTATGTGAATATAGGATAGCGCTAGAATTACCTAACTCATCGTAGTATTTCTTAGTTTCTTGTAGATCATCATCACTTTTAAACATAAATAATCTAGCATTCTTTCCATCTTCAATTTCAAACACTCTAGCTTTTTCTGCCTTCATAGGTGCAGCACCATAATCTTCTTTTTTCATTTCTTTTTCGTTTTTCACATTTAAATCATCTTCTTTAAAACCTGTAATTACTTTACTTGGTTCAATTGTTTTACCACAGGCTACTAAAACTAACAGGATTGTTAATAATAAAAATGATACCTTTTTCATCAAAGATTTCCCCTTTGTTATGTATTATTCTTCTTTCTCTAATCCTATAATTAGCATTAGCACTGCTGAAATAAGCATAAATGGTACAAAAATAGAAGTTATTAAAAAGCCACTAATCATTATTATATAAAATTCATCAATTTTGTATTTACCAAATTTCATAATGTCCTCCTAATGATTTTTATTTTAATGTTATGTGTTAAATGAGTTTATGTTGAATATCGCTATTAATATTAATGAACTCCTAATATTGCATGTGTAAGAGCCTCCTTAATTAGTATTTGTCTAGTTTATTTAGAATATCTTCTTGTGTATTGTCCCAATCTTTAACTTCTTCTTTGCTATATTCATAATTATTTCTCGTCTCTTTTTGGATGTTAATTTTAGTTCTGAAATAATCATCTAATATAATTTCAATATTTTTTCTATCTGTCTCTGATAATAAGTTTCTTTTATAGAATTTATTGTTATTTGTGTCTTTTAGGTGAAATGATAAATCGTTTAATGGTATTGAAAGATATAATGTTTTCTTTTCGTTATTGTCAAAATATGTTAATTCGAATGGTTCGGCTATTAAATTTAAATTATTAATAAACTTTTTTTCGTTATCTGTTAAATAACCTTTTCTCAATGATCTATTTGCTTTCTCTGCGTCGACTATTGGAATCGTTTCTAACTGTATTTGATTATTAGATAACTCAGCAATTTTATTAACGTGAAAATTATATTCTTCATAACTATCCGATAATTTTTCAAGATACGTATCTAAAAAATCATAAGTAGGCAGCCCTTTCTTACCATTTTCAATGCTACTAATATGTCCGTGAGAGTAGCCTATTGTATCTGCAAAGCGACGGAGTTTTATATTTTTATGCAATCTAATTTTTCGTAAATAATCGCCAATTTTTATGGCTATTTCATTAGTATCCATATTTTCACCTCATTTAAAATATACCATCTTTTTATTTTTAGGAAAACAAAAAAACAAAAACGGTTGCTATTGTTAGAGAGGGTATGCTAATATATGAGTAACCAATAAAACGAATTTGGTTTATTGGTATAATTTTTGAAGGAGTGATATCATGTCACGTGCTAAATTACAAAATTTTCCTACAAGAGAAAATACAATAACAGAACCGAAACAAGTAGTAGTTAAGCCACTATTTGCTAAACCATCAGTGCTAAGTGAGATTTTTGGTATTAGCTATTCATCAACCAGACGAATATTAATAGAGTGGGAAAAAGATCATAAAGGTATTGATGATTTATATTACTCACTATCATCAACGATGACAGTTATTAGTATTCCACGTTTTGAAGAGTACATGAAAAAACGTCATAAAGATTGGATGTAGAAAGGAGTGGAGAATATGAAGTTACATTTTCTATATATTGGGATTATTATTTTAATTACTTTGTCAGTTGCTTTAATATTTGATGTTTTTATAGTCTTTGCAATTTTTATTTTAGCGTCGGCATATGGAATTAAATTATTGGAGGTTGAATAAAATGAAAAACAAACAAAACTTAAATAAAAATATTAAATTCAGAGAGGAAAATGAACAATGGAGTCAAATAATGAATTGGGAAACTAAAAGTTTGATTGAAGATGTAGATATTATTAAAAGAAAAATCAAAGATGCAGTTACAACATTTTGTTGGTTTGATGATGATTATTTTACGTATGATTCAGGGCACCAGTTAACTAAAGATGAAATATTAAAACATGGTGCCAGTTATCATGAACACCGTTGTTACATCACGCAACACATTGATTTATTAAATATGTATCTAAAAGAGCTAGATACAGTTTTAAAAGACATAGAAAAATGCGCATCTGATGTAAGTTTGGCGACAGAATCAGATAACGCATAGAAAATTAATAATTAACAATCAAAAAGGCAATTAAGAAATTGCACATATTTATTATAACATCTTTGTCCTTTTGTTTGTAATAAATGGAGGCCAAAAATTGGATTTTCAAAATGTGAAATTAAATAACGATTTTAAAATTCAAATTGTTCAATATAAAAATTTGTATTCAAATTCATGTAATGGTTCTGGCTTATGTGAATGGTCTAAGTGGTTAGATAAACTACAAACACCAAGAATCAACTCAGATAAATATATACGTGGTTTATGTGTATATGGTGATTTTGAAGATGTTGAAAAAGATAATCAAACTATTAGTAAATATCGTAGTGATCAAACTTTAATCAATCGAACTGCTATTACATTGGACTATGACGAAATCAAAGATTTTAAAGGTCTATATGAAGTGCTGAAAGCTAAATTGGAACATGTATCTTGGGTGTTTCATACAACGTATTCATATACTGTTGAAAACCCTCGTATTCGTCTTATAGTACCTTTAAATGAACCAGTGAGTGCATCAGACTATCGGAAGTATTCAAATGGATTAGCACGTTATATTGGTTATCCAGTAGATGAAGCTAGTTTTGTACCATCACAAGCTATGGCCTTACCAGTAAAAAAATCAAAGGGTTCAATTTACATTTTTAAATATAATGACGCACCAGCAATAAAAAAAGAAGAGTTAAACAGGATGGTTGTTAAAAATGAGCCAATAACTGTGGATTATTCAAATCATTTTCATAGACGGGATAGTTCATATTGGCGCGAAATTGCATTTGGTGTAGGTGAAGGTGAACGCAACCAAACATTAGCTTCTTTAACAGGGTACCTATTGCGTCGTTATGTGGACGCTAACCTTGTTTACGGATTGGTAAGCGCATGGGCGATGACCTGCAGACCACCAATTGAACAAAAAGAAGTTAATCGTACATTCAAAAGCATTTTGAAGAAAGATAGTAAGAGCAAGTAGGGAGGTTTTTATTTGGAAGATGTAACCAAAGAAGAAGTATTTGAGTTGATTGATGAAAATAATTATTTGGCCAATAGTGATGATTGGTGCAGTAAATTAAGACGATCAGCTACAACGCAAGCCCTTAAAAAGACCACTGCAAACGCAGAATTAATAATGGAAAATGATGAAAGTTTGAAAGGGTTAGTACAGTACGATTCCTTTGAAAAAATTACAAAATTGAAGCGTTTACCATATTGGCGTACCAATGATGATAATAATTACTATTGGGCGGATATTGATACAACTCATGTCATTTCTCATATAGATAGATATTATAATGTTCAATTTAGTCGTGACATTATGGATAGTGTCATTGAAAAAGAAGCTTATCATAATAAATTTCATCCTATTAAATCGATGATTGAATCTAAATCATGGGATGGCAATAAGCGAATTGAAACACTATTTATTGATTATTTAGGTGCGGAAGATAATCACTATAATCGTGAAGTGACTAAAAAATGGATGATGGGTGCGGTTGCTAGAATTTATCATCCTGGTATCAAATACGATTCCATGATTATTTTATATGGTGGGCAAGGTGACGGTAAATCAACGACAGTAAGTAAATTAGGTGGTAATTGGTATAACCAAAGTCTTAAAACTTTTAAAGGTGATGAATCCTATAAAAAAATACAAGGTTCCTGGTTGTGTGAGATAGAAGAGCTCGCAGCATTTCAAAAGTCTACTATTGAAGATATTAAAAGTTTCATTAGTGCGATTGTAGATATTTATAGAGCCTCATACGGTAAACGTATTGAGCGACATCCACGTCAATGTGTGTTTATAGGTACAACAAATGATTACGAATTTTTAAAAGATCAAACAGGTAACCGTCGTTTCTTTCCTATTACGACAGATAAAAATAAAGCAACTAAAAGTCCGTTTGACGATTTAACGTCAGACATTGTTCAACAAATGTTTGCTGAAGCTAAAGTTTATTTTGATGATGATCCAACGGATAAAGCATTGTTGTTAGATAAAGAAGCTAGTGAAACAGCATTGAAAGTCCAAGAAGAGCATTCTGAAAAAGATGCTTTAGTCGGTGAAATTGAAGAATTTCTTGAGCGTCCTATTCCATCTGACTATTGGTATAGAACATTAGAAGGAAAAAGAATATCTGCTCACGATGTTATAGACCAAGATTACATTAAATTATATGGTGACGGTAAATTAATTGAATTACCAAATACAAAACCAGGTGCTTATGTATGGCGTGACAAAGTATGTAGTATGGAAATTTGGAAAGTGATGATGAAACGAGATGACCAACCACAACAACATCATTTAAGAAAAGTTGATAAAGCATTAAGAAACACAAGATATTGTGGGCAAAGTAAGTCGCGTTATAGATTCGGTGAAGGTATAGGTAGACAATATGGTTTTCAAATTGATTTGTCCTCTTATTATCGAGATTTAAAAAATGAAAATAACAATAAAGGGACAACGGGACAGTAATGGGACAGTTGTAGGACGCATTCAATCTATTGTGACAGTAAGTGCCATGCTACAAATGTCCCTGTGTCCTGCTAACTTTAAGTTAAAGTTTATAAAATATATATATCAAGAACTCAAAAAATATATAAGTGTAGACCTAAACCGGTGGGACAACGGGACAAAGAACCTTAATACATTGGGAGAGTAGCAATAACAAGTGTACTAAATGCGTCCTGCAACTTACTAATAATAGGACACGTTAGGACACCTATACAATTTTAGGAGGAATACAATGAATAAGAATGAATTAAAATCAAAAATTTTAGAATATATAAAATCACACGATGGAACTACTTTTGTAGAAATAGAAAATGTGTTTGAAGAAAATAACTTTAATTATAAAGGTGATGGAGCATATACAAGTGGCCAACATCCAAATATAGTGTTTTGGATTGGATGGAACCAAGAAGCGTTTAATATTATTGCTGAACTTAAACGAGATGGATTAATTGAGATGGATATTTGTCCACCAATTATTTATCTAGTTGATGGTAAAGGGTTGGACTTACCGATAGTGAAGTCTAAATATATTAAAACAGATCATTGGTTGCCTGTTGCATTTAATATTTGTAAGAAAGAAATGGAGTGCGTTTAAAGTGAATAAAAAAGATGAAATATATAGCCGACTGGACTATGATGCTCCGATTCAACTTATACCAGCACCAGAGAATTTATTTGTTGAATATATAGATGATGAAGAAATATGGTATTCGCCAATCGTATGTATGGCTTTAACAAAAGCACACCATATTAATTTCTATGACAGTGATGATATGGGATGTATTGATAAGGCTCCTGCTCGTTATATTAAAAAATTTAATCCCAAGACAGGTGAATTTGAACAATTCAGTAAAACAAAAAATGAAGGAGATAAATCATAATGAACATAGAAATAATCGCAAACCAATTTGAAACAAGAGCAGGTACGTTATTAAGATATTACACAGGTTTATTAGAAAGTAGCAAAAAGACACCGTTTGGATTCAAAATAAATAACGATCCGTTTGATATGGTGTATGTGGTCATGGAAGGTAATTTGTACGGTCATATCTACATCAAAGATTGTAATGTTAGAAAAGCGTTTGAATTAGCGTCTCCTAAGCACACTGAAAGACTTATAAGAAGTATTGAGGGGCATTATACCGGATATGATATTGAAGATGACAAACACATCTCTATAAGCGATATGATGGCAAGTCAATTATTCGAAAATGAATATTTCATGTATGGACTACAAACATTCGCAGAAAGTAATAACACAGATATGTTCACCTATATTGAGGGTGGATTAAATGTTGAAGAACTTGAGGGCGTTCAGTCTAGTAATGCTGATGTGATAGGTAATATCGAAATATTATATCAATTAGCTACTGGGATTAATGAACCTGCAAGTGAGCTCGTTGAGGGATTGAAATTAGTTACTGCATTTGTACAAGATGAGAATGCTACACAAGACGATTACAAGACGTTAGAGCGTAAGTTAAGTGAGTTGAAAGAATCGTACTATAGTGTGAGTAAGTAGGTTAATAAGGGGTCACATGTAGTGTGTGGCTCCTATATAAAAACTAAAAAAAGCTAAGCGCTTAATTTTCATGAGGGGGTTAAAACACAAATTTAACAGAACATAAGTTCTTTTATCATAGTGTGTGATAGTATATGGAAAACACTTATAAAAGTTGTTAATTCAACATTTATTAGGGTTGATAAGTATAAAATAAAACGAGTAAAAATAGGAACATAAGTTTGTGTTTTGGGTGTAATTTTGATATAATTAGAGTGTGAAGAAAAATTAAATGTATCATTACCGTTTTAGGAAGTTAGTAAACAGAAAGGGAATACTAAATAAAACGAGGAATAAAACATGATAGATACATTAAATAAAAATCAATCTGTACCAATCGAATATTTAAGAATTTTCGATACTATTCAGAACTCAAAAGATAAGTATATAACTAAGTCCAAGATACTTAACTTAATGGGGTACGAGTATAATTCATCTAATGAAAGATGGTTAAGAAATGCTATAAGCAAATTGATTGATGATTATAGTTATCCTATAGGATGTAGCTATAAAAAACATGAACGTGGTTATTACATCATTACTACCGATGAAGAAAAACAGCAAGCAATGGAAAGTATTAAAAGATTAGCAGACGGTAGTATGAAACGTTATGAGGCTTTAAAACGTATTAAATTATAAGAGGTGTAGCATTTGGGAGTAGAACAAAGATATGCTGTTATTCAACTCAAAACTAAGTACAATGCTGCATTCTTAAAAAGTGAGTTTGATAAATGGGAACAACGTATTGAAGATATGTACGCTTTACATTATCCAAGAATGTTTATTGATCCATACACTATGCAGTTGTCCTATGAATCAAACCACATTGAAGATTTGGCATTAAGTATTATTGAAGAACGTGAAAAGCTAGAGAAATTTAAGTATAAATCGAACCATGATTTAAAGAAGTTTAACATTATACTATCTAACTATAGTGATAGTGAACAACGTCAGATAAAGAGATATCAAAGAGATGACATATTAGCTGATGAGAGCCTTATATTACGCATGTGTGAGGATATAAGTAACATAGATAGTAAGGACAAGAATAATAGAAATATTGCTATACAAGAAGAAATTAAAGCTGATAAAGAGCGACGTAGGGCAGAAGGTAAGGAACGAAAAGAAAGAATTAAAGCGCGTATGAAACGAGCAAGACAAGAAAAGCTTTTACAAGCAAATTAAACAGAAAGAGGTATGCATTATGACAACAACTACTTATCAAGGTACATCAAAAGACGTATGGAGTGTATTATTCGATAACAGAAAGTATAAAGATTTATTAGATGAAGTAAATAAATTAATTGAAGATACTAAACGTTTATACAAGCAAGGCTATCGTTTAGAGGCAATAGACGAACAACAAAAGCCCAAAGTTACTGAACTCGAAAATAAATTCAAACAGTTTGCTACGGATAGATTAAATGAAATAGAGCAACGCTGTAATGAGATTGAAAAAGAAAGCCAACAAGATAATGTTAAAGATCCACAAACAGAAATTATTAAACGTCAGAATTTAGAAGCTAGATTATCATTCTATAATGATAGTGAGATTGTAGACTATATCAATAGTAAAGATGTAACGAACACTGATATTTATGAATTAAGCTTGTTGCAACAAAAATACGACAATCAATTAAACGAATCACAACAACGTCAAGTTGCATTTAAACTCGAAGAATTAAAACAAGGTGTTTTATATCCATACACTACAAACGAAGAATACAATAACTTAATGTTTGAGTATAGCGTCATTAATCAAACAGGAATGGCTAAAACTGGTGTAGTTATTACTAAGAATGAACAGTATGGTGGCGTTGAAATTAAACAACTTACTGAACGTTATAAAAATGCGATTAACGAAGTGAAACAAAGTAACAATAGAAGATAATTAAACAATTTGCCTATCCTTAAATGGGTAGGCTCATTCTAGTTATAAGGAGTGATGATATGGACAAATTAACGCCAAAACAAGAACGTTTTGCGAATGAGTATATAAAGACACTCAACGTTACTCAAAGCGCTATAAAGGCAGGATATAGCCCAAATAGTGCACATGTAACTGGTAGTAGGTTATTACGCAAAGAGAAAGTGGACGAATACATTAAAAGTAAGAAAGACGAGATTATGGACGATACCATTTTATCAGCTAAAGAGTTACTGTATTTATTAACTCAAGCTGCAGTTGGAGACGAAACTGAAACCAAAGAAGCTGTAGTGAAGAAAGGTACTTTTGAACGTAATCCAGACACTGGACGCATGAACCTCGTATATAATGAACATGTGGAAACAGTAGATGTACCTATCAAGCCTAGTGATCGCATGAAAGCTCGCGATTTACTCGGTAGATACCATAGCTTATTTACTGAGAAAGTAGATTTAAATGTAGCTACACCAGTGTTTATTGATAGTATTGGTGAAGATGAAGAAAAAGAATGAGAGAGATATAGAAAAGTTAAGTAAACTATATCCGAATGCAGAGTTTCATATTGATGATATTAGGTAGATTTGAGGAGTAAAAAGAAGACGCCGAATATTATGGCGTCTTTAAATTATTTTAAAGTCTTAAATACAGTTAAAGATATTATTAGAGCCATCCATCATAGGTTTTACAACTACGAATACAAGATTCAATTGCTTTTTGATCTTCGACGACCTTTGAATGATATTTACCCATTGTTTCGACCATAGCGTCAGCTGTTTTTCCTTCAAAACCAAATATTAAGGTGCCTTTTAATTCAAATATAGCTTGAATTAAATTTTCAAAGTCATCATTATATTGTTTTAAACTTTGTTTTTCTTTATATATCATTGATATAACATCAGACTTCATTTCATGTTTTAAGCATTCAAGTTTTATGAATTCGGCATCTTTACGAGCAGTTTCTTTTACACTCTCTTTAGCGCTTTCCAATAGACTCAATGTTATTCCTCCTCAAACATTTGATACATTTCACTTAATTCTTTATCTCGATTTTCCATCTTTTGGCCGGCATCTACAATTTTTTCAGCGAGTTGTTCTAATTGCTTTTTATGTGAATGTAAATCAGATATGGTAGCATCAAATTCTGTTTTATCATAAAAATCATATTTGCCAGATTTAGTAAGCTCTTCCATATAATTTTCTATGTCAGAGGTATGTATATATTTATAGTTCCCAGATGAAATTAAATCCTTGTACTTTTCTTCAATTTGTCTAGCACGTTTTTTAGAATGTTCCTCATAATCTTCCAATCGTTGAATTGCTTGGTTAATAGCTTTTAAATCGCTGCTTAATTTTTCAGCGATAGCTTTTGCTTTGTCTGAATCAATTTTTATTTTTACATTGTCACCACTGAAATTAAAAAATTTAAGTCCATGTGCTAGCATAGGGTTATTTAAGTCAATGAGTGATTGACGTTTGACATCTTCAACAAAAATATTCATACCGATTTTTTCTTTGCCTAAATCATACATACCAATAGCATCTGACGTATGTGTATAATCGACAATTTTCTTTTCAAATTTTTTGGCATCAAAATTTCGTTTAACATTATCGGGTAAAAGATTATAACCGTTAGGAGCTGAAAAAGTTTTAGTTTGGTCAAAATTATGCATAACTGCCATAACTTGAGCAATTGTACCACCTAAACTATGACCCGAACCATATACGTGCTTATAGTTACCTTCCTTAAGCACAGATTCAGTCCAAATATTAGCTTCGTCAAATTGTGAATTTTTAGCTGTATTATCTGGATATTTATAGTCAATTGTTTTGTTGTTTAAGTCTTTATAATCATTATATAATTTAACATCTTTTGGATTAGATTTAATTTGATTATTAAAGACGCTAGAAAGAGCCAGTTTCATATCAGTACCTAAATCAGCTTCTTCTTTAGGGTTAGTTCCAGCATAAATCATATAAACCGTATCATTATCAACTTTTCCATCATTGCCTATTGGCGATACTGCCATAGCTTGAAAACCATTTCCTTTATCAACTCGTGATGCTTGGATTTTGAAATTCTGTATACTATCATCATTATTTTTAATTTTAGTAGTTCTACTTTTTATAATATTTTGATTATAACTATTACCAGAAAGTTTATGATATGTGTTATCTTTATTATATAGTTTATCCATTATTTCACCTCGAAGGAATGATTATTTGAATAAAAAAATAATTTTAATATTCATTACATTAATTAGTGTAATATTAATTGTTGGAGGCGTCTATTTAAAAATGAAGAATGACAAACAAAAAGAACAAGAACAAAAGTATTACAATGAACAAAAAGAAAGAATAGAACTTTTTATGAAACATAATGTTAAGGGATATAAGAATACACATTTCACTAAAATTGAAAGAAATCCAATGGATGGTTATGATGTTAGTGGATATGTAAATGGTGATAAAAATAAATCTTTTACTGCGGGTATAAGATCTACAGAAGATTTTCAGTTTGATGGAGATATAACAAGTTCTAATAATCTTGAAGTATTGTATCATAAAAATATAAAGTCTGTTTCAGAAATAGAAAAAGAACAATCAAAATGAATAAAAAGTGATTAACATCACTGTTTATATAGTGTTTTTTACCTTTAGAAACGCCCTGTGTTGCAGTGAAACGTGTGTTTTTGTATAATTATGTATGTTAAAGTGTAAAATAGAATTTGTGAAAAGACTAATTGAGGGTGTACACGGCTAAATTCTTGTTTTTATAAGTTATATCTAATTCAGCAATTATTTTTAATTGTTAGTTTATAATCTATTATAATAAAAAATGATAAATAGGAGTTTAAATATGGGAAAATATTTTACTTCACTTAAAATAGGTTTATATCTTTTAATTTTAATTGTATTGCAGCCCATCGTTTTCAATATTTTAAACTTATAACAATCTAAAATCATAAGTATAATTGGACACTTGATTTTTATATTAATAGGTATTTTATTAATTTATTTACACTCCAGATACAACAAAGATAAGAATAACAATATATAGATATTTTAACACTTAAGAAT